TTTTTTTTTTGGGGGGGTTGGGAGGGGGGGCCGGCGGTTTAGGGTTCAGCGATCTATTGCAGCAGGTTGACCTGGGCGAGAGATTGAAGAACACGCTCGGCAAAATTAAGACATTGTGGGATGAAACAACCAAGAAAATAAAAGAGGCCTGGACCGCCAACGATAACGGCGTCCGAATAATGTCAGCATTGAGCGGAATGGCGAGCGATTTATGGAATTGGTTTGACCGCATTCTTGATGCAACGATTGAGTGGGTTAAGAACCTAAACCTGGAGCCGCTATTCAACTCAATAGCAAAGGCGGTAGAGGCCATGCGGCCTGTATTTAACGATATTCTGGGTATTCTTGAATGGATATACAACAATGTCGTCCTACCGATAGCGAAGCTGCTATTAGAGGAAGTTATCCCGGCCGGACTTGATGTTATCGAGGGCGCGCTGAAAGCCATTCATTCAGCAATAGAAGCCCTGGCACCATTAGCGCAAGATCTCTGGGATAACATTTTGAAACCAGTCGCAGACTTCCTGGGCGACGCTTTCGTCGGAGCGATAGAAGTCGTGGCGGACGCATTGAACGGATTGTCGGACTGGATAGACAACAACCAGGAAACGTTCGCAACATTAGTCGGAGTTATAGCTGCGCTAGTTGGAGCGTTTGAGGGAATAAGCGGCGCCATGAAAGCCGTTGATGTTGTCAGCAAATTAGTTTCCGGAGGAATTGCTGCCGTATCCGGAGCATTGGCCTTCATAACCAGCCCAATAGGAATAGCAACCATTGCAATAGGCGCGTTAATCGCTATCCTGGTCGCATTAGTTCTTAACTGGGATAAGGTAAAAGAATTCGCGATAAATTGCGTTAATGGAATAAAGGAAGCATTCGGAAAAGTTGCAGCATGGTTCAAAGATAAAGTTCTTACACCGCTGGGCGACTTCTTTAATGCATTCAAAGAAACAACGCTGCAGATATTAAAGGCAATCGCGACAGCATTCAAAGCAACACTGGACGGCTTCGCAGCATTGGTTCGTTGGTTTGCCGACTTGATAGTTAGCACATTCAAGGGAGCGTTTGACGGTCTTGCAAAATCGTTCAACGATACCGTAAATGCGATACAGCAAATCTTTAACGGCATAATCCAGTTTATAACCGGAGTATTTACAGGAAACTGGAGCCAGGCATGGCAGGGCGTCGTTAATATCTTTAACGGAATAGTTGGCGGTATTGTTTCTATTTTCAAGCTGCCAATTAACGGCGTAATCGGACTGATTAATGGCTTTATTAGCGGAATTAACCAGGTTCGAATTCCGAGCTGGGTGCCAGGTTTCGGAGGCATGGGAATAAATATCCCGAGCATTCCATATCTGGCCAAAGGCGCAGTTATTCCACCAAATAAACAGTTTGTCGCAATGCTGGGTGACCAAACACACGGAAATAACCTGGAAGCACCGGAGGGTTTAATCCGACAGATTGTCAGAGAAGAAACCGGAGGCTTTAACCAGGAAGCAATCGCGCTGTTAAGAATAATCGCGTCAAAGAACTTCTCAATCACCAAACGAGAAGCAGGCGCTGCAGCGGTTGAGTATATCAACGATGAAACAGAAAGAACAGGAAACAGTCCTGTTCTTTCGTTTTAAGGAGGATAAACAATGGCAAAAATGAGCGTTTATAAAGTTGACGGCGTGGCATTGCCACCGGTTATCCGAGGCAACGCCAAGTACAGCGAAAACGACCTGGCGGAGGAAGCGTACCGCGACGCGCTGGGCTTTACACATAAGAAAACCGTACGGTTCGGCGTTAGAAAAATCGAGTTATCATGGCCACGCCTAACAGACGACGAGTTAAATTTGATTGCAGATTTAACAAAGGGTAAGGAGTACTTCAAGTTTGAATATTACGACCGCAAGAAGAAAGCGGCAGGCGTGATCCAGGAAGCCTACAGCGGCAACACATTGAAGTACACAATCGACAAGGGCGCAACGAATAAGAAAGTCTGGAAAGATATTTCTATTTCAATCGTTGAACGATAAGGCGCAGGAGGAGGTTAAGAATGGCACAAAGCACAAGTCAAAAAACAATCATCCAGGAAGCCTTAAAGCGCGAGTTTACGACGGAAACAGGCAGGCCGAAGAATTACATCATTAAGATTAAAAACGGCCCTACATACACAGGAAACAACCTGTCCGGTGGCGGCGTATCAATTACCGAGAGTCTAAGTTCCAATAATTCGTTTGACCTAGCGGCAGTAGAAAAGCCAACGATTGAATTTACATTGTTAAACCTAGAAAGAAACATCGGTTTATTAAAGGGCAAGGAAGTAGAGCTGACGATTACTGTCGGCTCTATGGCCATGCCAGCAGGAACATATATTATTGATAACGCAGAGAAGCAAAACGACCACTTGTACAACATAAAGGCGAGCGGCATGCTTGCAAAGTTCAACCAGGACGTCAGCGCATGGTGGAACAAGGAAGTACAGTTCCCAATAACACATAGAAATTTGTTGATTTCTTTATGCAATAAGGTCGGTATTGATTACCAACTGCCGCAAACATACACGAATAGCAACGCAGTAATTGCACAGAGAAATATGTACGTTAACGAAGCAACAGGCGCAACATTTCTGGGTTATCTCCAGGAAATGGCCGGTTGTTTTTTTGTAACTTCCAGGCTACTGGATAACGGAAAAACGTTGACGATTAAGAAGATCACACAGCCAACCGGTACACCAGGAATGGTTTACACCGGAAGCCATTATATAGGCACGGTTGAAATTGCAGACTACAACATTAAAAAAATTGATGTGCTTCAGATAAGAGCAACAAAGGACGATATAGGAGTTCTTGCAGGAAATAAGGATGGAAAAAACCCATATCTGATAGAGGGCAACCCTCTGCTTTACGGAATGGCGTCGGCCGATTTGCAGCCGATAGCAACGGCCATATTTAACGAATTAAAAGACGTGCAATATATACCATTCACAGCCAGCATGATGGGCGTGCCATATATTGAGCCAGGCGACACGATCCAGTTCAATACACCAGCAGGTGCAACAATCAAAACGTTGCTAATGAAGCGCACGTTTGCAGGAACGCAGTTCTTTAAGGACGCCCTGGAAACAAAAGCGAAAGAGCAGCGTGAGAACCAATCAAAGCCAGCGCGCACAATAACGATATTGAACCAGAAGCTGCACGAGTTCGAAACTTCAATCGAGAAGTTCAAAAGTAAGATTGCAAATATTGCAACAGAGGTAGGAAACGCGAATAAAGGCACGCGCCAATATTACCTGCAGACTGCGTCGAAAGATACACCATCGAAGAATGACAGAGCCTGGTCTACCACAAAGCCGCCATCAATAGCAGGGCAGCATATGTGGTACATGCTCGCAGATATTACAGCGAACGACAACGAAGTGCGCCATGAACCGCTGGAATTAACCGGCATAAAAGGCGACACAGGGCGTGGAATAGTAGGTACGCCAGAAATTACATACCAAGCAGGAAGCAGCGCGACAACGCCACCAACAGGCGAGTGGCTGGCCAATATTCCACTTGTAAACGAGGGCTACACTTTATGGATCCGTGCGGTTTATAAGTACAGCGATGACACGACGTCGGAAGTATTCTCTCCGTCAATAGCAGGAAAGACCGGCCGAGGAGTCAAACAAGTAACGCCGGAATATTACCTGTCAACTTCAAAAACAGAACCAACAGGCGGAACCTGGAACGCAGCACAACCAGAAAAGACCAACGACACGTGGGTGTGGATAAGATATAAAACAACATTCACAGATGAAACGGTCGGTTATTCAGACGCAACGAAAGACGATGTGCTGAATGGCCTGGTTGAATTGACGACAACCAACAAGTCGACAATCGAGCAACTTAATGGAAGCATAACGCACCTGGTAAACCAGACAACAGAAAACCGCAAAGGCGTCGACTCTGTGAAAACAGAGCTGCAAACATTGCAGCAGCAGACGGCCGACGGTTTCAGCAGAACAATCCAGCGTTCAGAGTTTGACAAGACGGTCGATACAATCACAGAGAAACTTGACGAAAACGGCCTGCATATTGGTAGTGATAAAGAGGACACGGTTACAACTGTCGACACAAACGGAGTAAACGTAAAAAAATCAGACGGAACGTTACTGGCGAAGTTTGATAAAGTCGACAGCATGCTCGCATACCTTCGTGTTTTGGAATATTTGAGCGCAGGCGCGCACAGAATAGAGGCAAAGACAACCGTCGCAGAAATAACAGAATTCACAGGCGGAAAGATAAAGACCGCAGAAGTTAAAGCGTCAGTGATTAACTGGATTGGAGATATAAAAACTTATGGTAATGCTTAATAATAATTGGCAAGTGGTCGCAGAGGCGACCAGGGCGCCAGGAGCAGCACGCGTCACATACAAATTATGGGCGCGCATTAATCCGCAGTACCACAGCATAGAACTGAACCGCGACTGGGTAGAAGTTCAGACAACATACGAGCTACACGTCGGTTATATTTATTCCGGAACTTGGACGTTTACCGGAACCGGGTGTTCAACTGTATCTGGAGGCGGAACACTAAGAAACAGCGGCACATTACTGGAGGGTGGCTTCTGGGCTGGGCATAACAATAATGGTGATTATTCCAATTCCATAAATGCTGATTTAAGTTTTTACTTCTCGGCAGCTGACGCATACCTGGAAGGCGCAATCGAACTTCCGAATATTCCACGAGCCAGCGGCGCAGTTTGGAAGAATAATAAAAACAGGGCTAAATTGGACGGTGAGAACACCGAAACGATCACCCTGCTAATTGATAAGAAAGTTCAGAAATACCGCCACAACATATCCTGGGCGGTTGGATCAAGCGGCCAGAAGTTGCTGCAGAAGAACGTCGACACCGAGTACGCATTCACGCCAACAGAGGACATGATCCAACACATGACAGACGCTCCGTACGTTTACGGAAATATTGTAATTGATACATACGCGTCCGGAGAACCAGGCGCGGCTTTAATTGGCACCAGATACGTCGGCTTTTTTATTGACCTACCACAAGAAAGATACGGCCCAATAATTACAGCTGCAGAAGTCAAAGAGATAGGCAATAACAAAGTGACTGATGAAAAAGTGTTCCGTTATTTGTCGCGTAAGAAATTGACAATGCAAGTAGAAACGCGAGGCTTTGCAACAGTAAAAAATATATACGTTGTTCATAACAAGCAGCAAACGCCTTTAAAATTGGCCGATGGAAAATATACTGCAGAGCTGGAGGGAATGGTTGACGGCAGCGTTCAGTTTGTAATTGAGGATAGCAGAGGCTTCGTAAAGGCCCAGGAATGGCGCGGAACATTCGTGCCATACTTTTATCCAACATTAACGGAGTTCAGCGCAGAACGCGACAATCCGACGGTTAACGACGGATATGCGAGCGCCAAAGGAACATATTACAACGGCGAAAGCAATCAATTAACAATCACCCTAAAAGACGAGCAGGGCCACAGCGTAAACTGCGCATATACGCCGAACGGAAATAACTTTGCAGTTAAGCAGAGAGTTAGCGGTTACCGGTACGACCAGAACTATCAACTGACGCTGGTTTTAACTGATAGTTACGGCCAGAGAACCGAACGTTCGTACGTTTTAACCGGAAACTTGTGGGCCATGATTTTAGGCAAGTTAACAACAAGCGTCCACATGCTATGGGTACGTCGTAATGGAAATAATCCGTGCGGCATATACAACGAAGGTGATTTATCAACGCTAGGTAGAACATATGCAAAAGGCGGACTGATAATTGGTGGTGATGATACATTTCTTGTTAAACGTTTTGGTGCTGGTGGCACGCGAAAAACATTTAACGCAGCTGTAAACGATAGAGAAGATGTTCGTATCACGATTACAGCGCCAGATGGATATAAGACGGTAGGCGTTATACAAGCCTACACAGACTATAGGTGTAGTGTTTCGCTGTATAACTTTATAAATGGGATAGCATATTGCACGGTTTACAATTCTAGTGGTTGGGCAAATACTCCTATTGGTGCAAGTGTTGATGTTCTGTTTTATAAATGTAAATAAAGAGGTGACAAGATGATTATTGATGGAAAAAAGTTTACGGAAATACAAGACAGCAATAAAAGTGTTGTCACATTCCAGAGAAAGGTTTTTGAAAACTTAAAGCCCTTAATGGACTCATTCGATAGTGGCGTGATCCATGATGTGTCATTTGATGATGAAGACATCATGCGAAAGATGTACACAGAACCTATGACGTTTTCAAAAAATAAAGATGGCTACATGATTTCGTTCATTTTGACGGATGTTCCGCAGAAAGATATTGATGCAAGAGCATATAACGAAACAAAGCCTTTAATCAACCAGTATTTGCAAATTGCTGATATTGCTACAGTTTATAAATATATTACATATCTTGATAAGTGGACCATCGGATTAAAATGTCAAAAAGACATGCGCGTTGCATACAATAACGTTGTATATGTTTCGTTGAGTGAACACATAGCGGAAGAAGGAAAAACACCTGATAAAGCATTAGGACTTTATGTTATCGCTAAGAATGACGGAAGCGGAAACCCAAAACCTCAATATCCAAACTGGATAAAGGGCAAAGAATACAACGCAGGCGATATTGTTATCCATAAAGGTATATTGTGGGAATGTACATGGAACAATAATGCAAGAGAACCATCTGAATTAGCACTTGGATGGAAGAAAAAGTAAAAATTGCTATTAAGGCGGTCTGTTTAGGTCGCCTTTTTAGATAGAAAGAAAGAGGTGGAAAAAATGGCATTACAAGGAATTGACGTTGCAAGCTGGCAGCAAAGCCTAGACTTGCGACAAATTAGTTACGACTTCGTAGTTGTAAAGGCGACGGAGGGAACCGGCTATATCAACCCATGCTGCGACACACACGTGCAACAGGCAATCGAGATGGGTAAATTATTCGGCGTTTATCATTACGCCAACGGAGGCGATCCAATCGCGGAAAGTAATTTCTTCCTGCAAAACATTCAAGGATATATCCGTAAAGGAATTCTGGTTCTTGACTTTGAGGGAGAGAGCAACGCCGCATGGAACGTTTATCCAAACGAATGGATCAAGGCCTGGTGCGACAATGTTTATAACCAGACAGGCGTGAAACCATTAGTCTATATTCAGGCGTCCGCATTAAATAAGGTTGCAGGCGTAGGAGATTACGGCCTGTGGGTTGCAGAATACGCAGACAGCGAGCCGACATACTACCAGGACACACCGTGGAACGAGGGAGCGTACGCATGCGCAATGCGCCAATACGCAGGAGGAAACGGCCGCGTTTATGGTTATGACGGAGGCGTTGACCTTGATAAGTTCTACGGCGACGCAGAGGCGTGGATGAAGTACGCGAACCCAGGAGGCGAGTATATCGCACCATCACCGGCAGCGGCACCTGTGCAGGTTGCTGCAGCAGCACCAGCAGCAGACTCGACAACATACATCGTTCAAAAGGGCGATACATTGTCGGCGATTGCGGCACGCTATGGCACAACATATCAAAGCCTTGCTGTAATTAACAACATTCCAGATCCGAACAAGATTTATCCAGGACAAGAAATCGTGATCAACGGAGCAACTGCAGAAGCACCGTCAGCAGGCGCTGTTTATTACACAATCAAGCCTGGTGATACATTGAGCGGAATTGCTGCAAAGTTTGATACGACATGGCAGTGGCTGGCCGAAGTTAATGGCGTTGAAAATCCTAACGTTATTTACGCTGGAACTACAATCAGAATTAGATAGGCGGTGGCTTCATGCAAGAAGGAATTAACCCAGTTTATCTCAGTCTGATAGTATCTCTTGGCGGTCTAGTTGCTACTATTTGGAGCGTTAATTCAACAATTCACAAGGGCAATAAAGACCAAGCAAAAGAACTAGCCGAGGAGTTAGGGAAGATGAACGCTAACATAACCTACGTAAAAGAAGGCATCACTGATTTAAAAGCAACCACCAGGGACGTAAGTAACCGAGTTATGTCTCTGGAAAATCGCTTGGCACAAACAGAAACATCTGTCACATTTCTAAGTGACAGAATTAGACAAATCGAAGAAAGAAGGGAAAG